CGGCTCTTCGCGGCGAGCGAGCCCGACAATCTGCGCGGGCCGCAGCACAGCCATGCCTGGTGCGACGAGATCGCGAAATGGGCGAACGGGCAGGAGACCTGGGACAATCTCGCCATGGGCTTGCGCTCGGGCGGTCGGCCGCGCGTGATGGCGACCACCACGCCGCGCCCGGTTCCGCTGCTGCGCGCCGTGATGGGTCGCGACGATGTCATCATCACCGGCGGCCGGACGCAGGACAACCGGAAGCATCTGCCGCCCGATTTCCTGGCGGCGGTGGAGCGGGACTATGCCGGCACCCGGCTCGGCCGGCAGGAGCTGGACGGCGAGCTGATCGAGGAGATCGAGGGCGCGCTCTGGCCGCGCGCGCTGATCGAGCGTTGCCGGGTGCGCGCCGTGCCGGATCTGGCGCGGGTCGTGATCGGGGTCGATCCGCCGGCCGGCGCGGGCGCACGATCGGATGCGTGCGGGATCGTGGTCGCCGCGCTGGGCCGCGACGGCCTCGGCTATGTGATCGAGGATGCCAGCGTGCAGGGCCTCGCGCCCGAGGGCTGGGCGGCGGCGGCCGTCTCCGCGGCGCGGCGTCACGGCGCGGACCGGGTGATCGCCGAAGCCAACAATGGCGGCGCGATGGTGGAGAGCGTGCTGCGCGCCGGCGAGGCGAACCTGCCGGTGCGGCTGGTCCACGCCTCGCGGGGCAAGGCGGCACGGGCCGAGCCGGTGTCGGTGCTCTACGAGCGGGGTCAGGTCCGTCATGCCGGCGCCTTCCCCGCGCTGGAGGATGAGATGGCGGGCTTCACGCTCGACGGCGGCTACGAAGGCCCCGGCCGCTCGCCGGACCGTGCCGACGCGCTCGTATGGGCGCTGACCGCATTGCTGCTGGAACGGCGGGGACGGCCGGGTTTGCGAATACTCTGACGGATCGAAGCCCTCTCCCGCTTTCGCGAGAGAGGGTTGGGTGAGGGTCTTCTTTCATGCGCCCTGCATCGAAGAAGAAGAAGACCCTCACCCTCCCACCGCTTCGCGGCGGGCCCCTCCCTCTCCCGCGAAAGCGGGAGAGGGTTTGCCAAGCGGGAGAATATTTCATGCGCATCTTCAACTGGAAGGCTTCGCGGGGGACCGCGCGGCCGGCGCTGACGCGCGCCCTCGGATCAGCGGCGCCGCCGCATGGCGACTGGCCCTCCTCCTATGAGGCGCAAGCGCGCGCCGCTTATTGCGGCAATGCCGTCGCCCAGCGCGCGGTCAGGATCGTCGCGGAAGGGGCGGGCAGCGTCACGATCGACACGACGCCCGACGGGCACCCCGCCGCCGCGCTGATCGGCGGCGGGCTGATCGAGATCGTCGCGACCCACCTGCTGCTCCACGGCAACGCCTATGTGCAGATCGTGGGGGATGCCGACGGGATGCCGGCGATGCTCTTCCCGCTGCGGCCCGAGCGGGTGACGGTAGAGCCCGATGCGATCGGCTGGCCGGCGGCCTATGTCTATCGTGCCGCCGGCAATGTGCTGCGCATCCCCGCGCTGGCGCCGAATGGGCGGCCGGGGCTGGTGCATGTCCGCGCCACCCATCCGCTCGACGATCATTATGGCCTCGGGAGTCTGGGCGCCGCCTCCGGCCCGGTCGCGATCCACAATGCCGCGACGCGCTGGAACAAGGCGTTGCTCGACAATGCCGCGCGCCCGTCCGGTGCGCTGGTCTACGAGCCGGGCGAGCCGGGCGCGGCGCTGACCGACGAGCAGCTTACCCGGCTCCGCGCCGAGATGGAGGCGAGCTTTGCCGGGGCGGGCAATGCCGGGCGGCCGATGCTGCTGGAGGGCGGGCTCAAGTGGCAGGCGCTCAGCCTCACGCCCGCCGACATGGACTTCATCAACCTGAAGGCGGCGGCGGCGCGCGAGATCGCGCTGGCATTCGGGGTGCCGCCGATGCTGCTCGGCCTGCCGGGCGACAACACCTATGCCAATTATGCCGAGGCCAACCGCGCGCTCTGGCGGCTGACCGTCCTGCCGCTGGCGGGCAAGATCGTGGCGGCGCTGGGGCAGGGGCTCGCGGCCTGGTGGCCGGGGCTGGGGCTGTCGATCGATCTCGATTCGATCCCCGCGCTGGCGAGCGACCGGCAGGCGCTGTGGGCGCAGGTGTCGGCTGCCGATTTCCTCTCCGACGACGAGAAGCGCCAGATGCTCGGCTTTGGGCCGAGGGCCTGACTTCCCGGCTATCCTCATCGTCGCTCCTGCGCGGGCAGGAGCCCAACTCCTCACGGCTCTGCCTGGTCCGGCGGTCGGGAGATAGGCCCCTGCCTGCGCAGGGGCGACTGATCCTTTTTGAAGGTATCCATCATGACATCCGACACCGAAAGCGCGCTCCTCGCCCGGCTCGTCGAGCAGGGGCGGAACGAGGGCGCCGCCCTGCTGACGCTGCGCGCGCTCGCCGAGGAGGCGAGCGAACTGGGCGCGGCCCGCGCGCTCGAGCGCCTCGGCCTCGCCGATCCTCAGGCGCGGCCCGATCTCGACGAACTGCGCGAGCTGCTTTCCGCCTGGCGCGACGCCAAGCGCACCGCGCGCAACGCCGTGGTGGCATGGGCGGTGCGGATCGTCCTGGCGCTCGTGATGCTGGGCATGGCGGTGAAGCTCGGCCTCATGCCGCTGGTGCGGTCGTGAGCGCGGCCCGAAACCATGACCGGGGAGCATCGGAATGACCCTCCGCTTCGCCGGCTATGCGGCCTTGTTCGACACGGTCGATCGCGGCGGCGACGTGATCCGCAAGGGCGCCTTCGCGCGCACGATCGCGAGCGCGAAGGGCGTGCCTCTGCTGTGGCAGCATCGCCCCGAGCGCCCGATCGGCCGGATCGAGAGCCTGTCCGAAGATGCGCGCGGGCTGCGCGTGATCGGCCGGCTCACCCCGCAAGCCGGCCATGCCGACGAGGCCGCCGCGCTGCTCCGCGATGGCGCGGTGGGGGGCCTGAGCTTCGGCTACCGCGTCCGCGCGAAGGAGCCGCGCCCGCCCCATGGCCGCACGCTCACCGATCTCGATCTGGTCGAGGTCTCGCTGGTGACCTTTCCCATGCAGCCCGGAGCGCGGGTCCATGCCGTCCACGAGGAGGACAAGAATGTCTGAGGAGAATTTCATGTACGAAACCAAGAACGATCCGTTGCCCGATCCCTTGGCTGCGAGCTTCGCCGGCGCCGACGCAATCGCCGAACTGCGTGCCGGCATGGCGGACCTCAAGGCCAAGCTCGACGCCGGCACCATCGCCGCCGCCCGTGCGCCGCTCTCCGGTGCCGCCGCACCCCAGACCAAGCAGTTCGTCGATCGTTACCTGCGCCACGGCAACGCTGCCGGCATCGAGGTGAAGGCGGTGGACGGCAGCGCCGACAGCACGGGCGGCTATGCCGTGCCGCAGGAGATCGACACCGCCATCGCCTCGACCCTGGCCTCGATCTCGCCGATCCGCGCGATCGCCAATGTCGTGACGGTGGGCTCGTCGGGCTATCGCAAGCTGGTGACGAGCGGCGGCACCGTTTCGGGCTGGGCGGCCGAGAACGCCGCGCGCGCCGAAACCGCGACGCCGACCTTCAACGAGGTGGCGCCGCCGATGGGCGATCTCTTCGCCAATCCGGCCGCGACCCAGGCGATGCTCGACGATGCGGCCTTCGATCTGGAAGGCTGGCTGGCGGGCGAGATCGCCACCGAGTTCGCCCGCGCCGAGGGCGCCGCCTTCGTCAACGGCGACGGCGTCAACAAGCCCAAGGGCTTCCTGCAGGCGCCGAAAAGCGCCGCACAGGACGGCGCGCGCGCGTTCGGCACGCTCCAATATCTGCCCACCGGCGCCGATGGCGCCTTCCCGGCCAGCGAGCCGGAGGATCTGCTGGTCGATCTCGTCCAGTCGCTGCGGGCGCCCTACCGGCAGGGCGCCGTGTTCGTGATGAACGCGACGACGCTCGCCACCATTCGCAAGATGAAGACGGCGGAGGGGCAATTCCTCTGGTCGCCGGGCCTCGTCACCGGCCAGCCCGACACGCTGCTCGGCTATCCGGTGGTGGAGGCCGGGGACATGCCGGACGTCGGATCGGGCACCACCCCGATCGCCTTCGGCAACTTCAAGGCGGGCTACCTGATCGCCGAGCGCGGCGAGACGGCGATCCTGCGCGATCCGTTCAGCCACAAGCCCTTCGTCCACTTCTACGCGACCCGCCGGATCGGCGGCACCGTGGCGGATTCGGAGGCGATCAAGCTGATCAAATTCTCGGCGTCCTGATCCCCTTTCCGCCGAGCTTCCTGGCCCGCGCGACCACCCGTCGCGCGGGCCTTTTTTCTTCCCGCCCCGCCGGAGTCCGCCTGATGCTGACCAAATCTCCGCACGCGATGCTCGATTATCGCGTGGCATGGCCGCGCGCGCGGCTGCTCGGTGTCGCCATCGCGCAGAGCGAGTGGCGCTCCCATCCCGAAGGTCTGGCGATCGAACCGATCGAATCCGAGCCCGGCATCACCGCCGCGCGCATCGGCGGCGGCGAGCGCGGCGTCGCCTACCGGCTCACCCATCGCGTGACGCTGACCGACGATCGCACGCTGACGCGCACGCTCGATCTGGAGGCGGCGTGATGGTGCCGGCGGATGCCGTGGCCGACGCCAGGGCCTATCTGCGCATCGATGGCGGCGACGAGGATGCGCTGCTGATGACGCTCGTCGGCGCTGCCATGGGGCTGTGCGAGCGCTTCACGGGGCTCGCGCTTCTCTCCGCCGAGCGGTCCGATACGATCCCGGCGAGCGGCCCCGAATGGCGGCGCCTGCCCGCGGCGCCGGTGAGCGCGATCGCCTCGGTCTCCACGCTCGATCCCGCCGGCGCGGCGACCGCGTTGCCGGTCGATGCCTATGCGATCGACATCGACGCATCGGGCGACGGCTGGGTGCGCCTTGTCGCGCCGCATCCGTCGGGCCGGCTGCTGGTCGGCTACACCGCCGGCCTCGCCGCCGATTGGCCGACGCTCGCCGAACCGCTGCGGCAGGGCGTGATCCGGCTCGTCGCCCATCTCTATGCGCATCGCGACGCGGCGGGCGATGCCGGCCCGCCGGCGGCCGTTGCCGCGCTGTGGCGGCCGTATCGCCGGATGCGGCTGGCATGAGCGGCGAGTTTGCCGGCGCGCTCACCCAGCGCGTCTCGATCCTGCGCCGTTCGGATGAGCGGGACGATCTCGGCGGTGCCGATGGCGGCTGGTCCGTCGTGGCCGGGGCATGGGCGGCGCTGGAGCCGGTCACGGCTGGGGCGTGGGGGGCGGGCGATCTGCCGTCCGCCCGGCCGCGCTGGCGGGCCGTCCTGCGCGCCGGCGCCGACATCGCGCCCGGCGACCGGCTGCAATGGCGCCTGCTGCTGCTCGCCGTTCGCGCGGTCGAGAGCGATCCCGCGCTGCCCGATCGCATCGCGCTGATTTTGGAGGAGGTTCGATGACCGATATCCGCCTATCGCCCGCCGTCGCTTCGGCGCTGGCTGGTGCCGAAGCCCGGGTCGCCGCGGCGATCGGGGCCGAGGTGCCGGCCGACGTGCGCGTCTCGATCGAAGGGGGCGGCATCGCGCTCACCGGCCGCGATCTGGCGATCCGCTCCATGACCGACGCGCGGCTGCGCGGTTTCGCGGGGCTGGTGCGATGAGCATGGCGGCGCAGGCGCTCCAGCGCGCGCTGGTGGCGACGCTCCGCGCGGCGCCCTTCGCAACAGGGGTGACCGGCATCTATGATGGCCCGCCGGCCGATGCCGTCTGCCCCTATATCGTCCTCTCGGACGGCTCGACTACCGACTGGAGCCACAAGAGCGGGCGCGGCCGCGAGCACCGCCTGTCGATCGCGATCTGGGATGACGGCCTGACGCCCGCCCGGCTTCACGCCCTGATGGCCGAGGCCGAGGACGCGATCGAGGCGATGCCGCACGATCTCGCCGGCCATCGCATCGCGAGCCTCGTTTTCCTGCGCGGCCGGATCGTGCGCGATCCGGACGGGCCATGGGCAGGCCGGCTCGATTACCGGGTGCGCACGCTCGAGCTTTCCCCGCCCTGAAAGGGAGGGGCTTTTCACCAACGGAAAGGAACGAACCTATGCCCGCAGAAAGCGGCAGCGCCTTCCTGCTCAAGGTCGGCGACGGAACTGCCACGCCTATCTATTCCACCGTCGCGGGGTTGCGCACCACGCAGCTCTCGATCGCCGGGGAACTGGTGACGATCACCAACAAGGACAGCGGAGGCTGGCGCGAGCTGCTCTCCGGCGCCGGCACGCGCAGCGTCTCGGTGGCGGGCAGCGGCGTGTTCACCGGCTCGGCGGCCGAAGCGCGATTGAAGGCCAACGCGCTCGCCGGCACGCTCGACGACTATCGGCTGAGCTTCGAAAGCGGCGAGACCATGCAGGGCCGATTCCTGCTCACCAAGCTCGATTATTCGGGCGATTTCAATGGCGAGCGCGCCTACACGCTGGCGCTCGAATCCTCCGGCCCGGTAGTGCCGGCATGAGCGATCCCACACCCAATCCCGCCCGCGGCGAGACCGCGCTCACGGTCGGCGACCGGACGCTCACCGTCCGCCCCAGCTTCGCCGCGCTCGTCGCCGCCGAGCAGCAGGTCGGCCCGCTGTTCGCGCTGGTCGAGCAGGCGGCCGCCGGCAAGCTCACCCTGGCCGATACGGTGACGCTGATCTTCCACTGCCTCGTCGGCAAGCCCGGCGACCTGACCAGCGAGAGCTTCGGCGAGCAGGTCGTGGAGGCCGGCATCGCGGTGCTGACGCCGGTGCTGCGCACGCTGCTCGGCCAGATCGTGAAGGGGTTGTGACATCACCGGGCCGCTCCAATTCCCCGTTCGTCCTGAGCGCAGTCGAAGGACGTGCAGCAGGCGATGATGCTTGGGGCGCGCATTTCGACAGGCTCAGCGTGAACGGAGGGGCGTTCGCGGAGCGCGCCATCCGCCTCGCCGGCCTCGCCGGTGCGCTCCTGGGCTGGCGGCCGGACGAGTTCTGGCGCGCCACCCCTGCCGAGCTGGAAACCATTCTGGCCGCCCTCGCCGGGCCGCAGGGGGCGGGTGAAGCCCCGCCCGACGCCGCGACGATCGCGGCGCTGAAGGAGCAATTCCCCGATGGATGAGACGGTAGAAACGCTGATGATCGGCGTGCGCGCCGACACCCAGGCGTTCGCGGCCGATGTCGGCGCGATGCAGGCTTCGCTGCAGACCTCGCTCGGCACCGGCGCGGACCGGGCCGCGACGCTGATCGAGAATGGCCTCGCGCGCGCCGTGCGCTCGGGCAAGCTTAGCTTCTCCGATCTGGAGCAGACGGCGCTGTCGGTGCTGTCCGAAATCGCCGCGCAGGCGGTGAAGAGCGGCCTCGCTGCGCTGTTCGGCGGCGGCGGAAGTTCCGGCAGCGGGAATGGCAGCCTGCTTTCGCTCGGCACCGGCCTGCTCACCTCGCTACTCGGCTTGCCCGGTCGCGCGACCGGTGGGCCGGTGTCGCCGGGGCGGCCTTATGTGGTGGGCGAGCAGGGGCCGGAACTGTTCGTGCCGACCTCGGCCGGCAGCATCGCGACCGCCGCTTCGGCCCCGGCGCGCGACGTGCGGGTCGCGATCAGCATCAACGCGCCGACCGGAACCGAGCCGCGCGCGCTCGCCCAGTCGGGCCGGCAGGTGGCGCGTGCCGTATCGCGCGCGCTCGCCCAGGCGGATCGCTGACGATGGGCTGGTGGCTGGCCGCTGATGCCGATGCGGCGCGGGCGAGAAAACAGGCTGGCGGCTGGATCAAGCGCTTCGATCCACGCTTCTGGACGGTCAATTTCCCGCGCCCGATGATGGCGGGCGTGACGACCACCGGCCCGCAGGCGCTCCGGGTCGATGCCGTCTTCTACCGGACGGACGACCTGGCGGGCCTGATCTGGGACGCGGCCGACACGATCGACCATCCATTGCTACGCTACGAGACGGCAAGGGATTTCCGGCAATGCACGCTCGCCTTCCGCTGGCGCTCATCCGGGCTGATGCCGCTCGATGCGATCAATGGCCCGACGCTGACGATCGAGGGGCGCGATGCCTCGGGCGCGGCGCGGAGCTG